AACGTAGTACAATTTTTGCGTACTCTTCTGCAATTTCTCCACGTTTTGCAGTACCTAGATTTTTCCAGGCTGTGTTCGTGATATCTTTAACCATTTTTGTTTTTGAAATTTTCATAATATATACTCTTCGTTGTTTTCTCAGTTTATACCTAAGTATACATGGCTTATTATACTTTGTCAAGGCTTAATTTGTTGTATTTTTGCAACACATTTTCGTATATACTATCTGCAAGATGGTACATCATCATGGGAGCTACCATCAGACCTATTCGTGCAAGTTTCTCGTTCAATGTGCCTGTATTGATGTAATCTTCTGGTAGAGTCATGATTCTTGTAGACTCTTTTGTTGTATAGCCTCTATCCTCTTCTGGATGAAGATGTACTGCAAGTGATGTCATGAGTCCTTGTTCTGATAATGTATGTGATGCTTGATTCCAAGGTACTCTTCTTGATTGAAAGAATGATGTTTTCTTCTCAGGGAGTTCCTTACCCATTTTTGATCTATGTGCAATAACCTTATCATACCAAGGGCCTACTACATCATCACCCACTGATACAACTTTATCAGGGTTCTTGGGTAGACGTTTCAACCATTTGTATTTAGCACTTTTCTTCATCAATTCACATAGCTCATGTGCTTCTACACTATTCTCATTATCCAACCTTAGATCACCTATTGCATCTTCTACTGTTGGTTCTTCATTCATTACACCTTCTGGAAATATATTATTATTATAGAATACCATTGGTGGCATCCCTATATCATCTATTACATCATTACGTACTGATACGATAAACACCCTCTGTCTCTTTTGAGGAACGCCATAATGTATACCATTCAATACCTTGGATGTAGTAGTGTATCCTTCCTTCTCAAAATCTGTAATCATACGATCTAGATGCTGCTTTGCATATTCCATAGTCAATCCCTTGACGTTCTCGCATATCACAACCTTGGGTTTCATCTCTCTTGTAATGCGTATCATCTCCCATGTCAGGTCTTCTATATTTTGTTGTTTCATACCATAGGCCATCTTCTCTTTGTTCCAGCCCTTCTTCTTAGTGCCAGACATAGAAAATGGTGGGCATGGTGGAGAACCATCAAGGATATCCAGTTCTCCTACCTTGAGTCCTGTCATCTCCATAATCTGTTTACCAGTAACATTCTTGATATCACCACAGATATGGGGAGTACCTGGCCAGTTTGCAAGATATGTATTGACTGCGACCTGTTGAAACTCATTTACAAATCGTGCATCACCACCAGCTAGTTTATAACCGCATGATGATCCACCGCCCCCTGCAAAGAATGAAATGTAACTGAACCTCTTACGATCAGAAGATTTCTTTAGATCATCTAGCGTGTATCTATTATATCTCATCCGAAAAAATCCTCTAAACTACCTTGTGTTCCATAACTATCGTCAATCAACCAATTCATCTTCTCTGTGATAAACCGAATCGGTTCAACAAATGCCTTAGTGAATTGTACATCATAGTCTATTCTTTCCTTAATGTCAAGTTCCTTTGGAAAAGAAGTTATAAAAGAGAATGAGCTAGACTGATATATGTTTGGTTGTTTTAGATTTACGAACCGCACCTTGTCTCCTTCTTGAATAAAGGGAAATTTACCTGACAGCTTATTCTTCTTAATCAGATGATTGTACAATATCGCACCCTTGACATGCATTGGCGCACCTTTACGAAATAAACTTGAATCTCCGGTAAACTTCTTTACACCATTACAACTACGTGGAAATGCAATCTCTTCTGGTGATAACGTCATAAACTCTTCTCTAAACTCCTGTATAAAGGTATTTAGCATCTTCTCATCACCGTTTATTATGATCTTGAGTGCCTCTTTAATCTTCTCTCTACATGGTGCTGGTGTTGATGATTTAACTGCCTCAATACCCATGATCTTGAGTTTAGGTTCTTTGTACCTCACACCCTCACTATCGTGTACGTTAAGAATATACCTTTTCTTAGCAGTCCAGATACCCTTGTCAGCAATGACCTCACGGGCCATAATCATCTTTTGTTCATATGCCCCAACCGTATCAGCAAGGTTCTCGTAAGATCGATTAATAAATGGTTCAATTTTATCAGTGGCAATTTTATCCAGAAAATTGACGATGGACTCTGTAGATGGATTTCTATCTTTAAAAGATTTAGATACAAGTGTATCAAAGGTGATGTACACACTGTCCGTATCACTCGCAATAACATAATCTTCTTTCTCAGTTCCAATAATCTTGTTGAGATAAATGTTAAGAGCCTTTTCAATCCATCGTATAGATAACTGACCACTTGAAGTAATTGCCGTAGCAACCATAAGATCAAAATACCGAAACCAATTATTCCCAATAGCACCATACGCACTATTAAGGGATATTTTCTTTGCCATCTGGATGTTGTTGTATCGAGCAATATCCTTGAGGAGACTTGGTTTTTTAGTGTCCTCATATTCTTGTTCAGCCTGAAGCATAAGTTTTTTATATTTAACACGATCATTATACATACTCTCCATGATCTCAGGAAGGAATCCTCTTTTATCTTTTTTGAAAAATGCACCGTTTGGAGTCATACAATAATCGGTATCATTCCTAACTTCACCATCTAGAATCTTATCAACTAGGCCTTTTGCTTGTTTACAATTAGGAACTAGAGTTTCTGGTGATATATTATATTGCATTATCAGGTGAGGATACAACGAATTTAGATCAAAAGACATCACCCATTTATGCATACCCACTTGAGGGTCTTTTACATAAGCACCTTCAAACTGATCTGATTTAGCAGTATTCTTTTTTTGTGGTATAACTATGTTCTTATCTCTTAGATAATTATATATAAGAACATCCCAATAACGAACAGAGCCTAGAACATCTGTGAAGTTGACCTTACCATCATATGCCATAGTTAGACATAGTTCAATAAGTTTCATCTTATCTTCAAGCTTGTCAACAATCTCAACATCTTGAATGTTGTATTCAATAAACGATTGGAAATCTTTCTGATACCATTCACGAAATGTTTCATATGGATTACCATCTTTACGTTCACCAAGTTCAACAAAAGCAATATGGTCTAGTCGATAGGACTCTTGTGCCTGATAGGTAAACTTACGATATAGATCAAAATAATCTAGTGCAGCAATACCTTGTATATTATATGTCTGGTGATTACGACCCATCTTAAACACTTCTCTAGGTTGAACACTACCCCAAGGAGATAATCGTTTTAGTTCATCTTCACCAAATAAATTTATAATACGATTGCAGATATAGGGAATATCAAAGAACTCTGTATTCCAACCAGTGATAATATCTGGTTGATTATTCTCCCAGAATATTAAAAACTCTTTGAGTAAATGTGTTTCACTCTCACACTCAACATAGGTAACGTCATCACGATCTGTTTCAAATTTACCGATACCAAACACAACAATCTTCTTGTTCTGATGATTCTTGATTGTGATGGACAGCATCTCTTCTTTAGCTTCAGAGGGTGAAGGAAATCCGTTCTCACACTGAACTTCAATATCGATAGTCACCATTAGGATATTGTCTAAGTCCCAATCGATACGACCTTTGTAAGTATCAGCAATATAATTATAGGAAAATTGTGTGTTACCATAAACCAACTCTGGTTGACTCTTATGACTGTCAACCCATTCTTTTGCTTCCTTGATAGAATCAAATTCAGTAGGTAATACGGAAACACCATCAAGTGTTTTGTAACCTGTCTTTTTACCAGGAACAGGAGAATATAGAGTTGGGCGATATTTAATTTTAAAGTTTTGTCGTTCACCATTAATAACAGCTCGAACAAAAAGTTGGTTGCCCCATTGAAGCACATTTGTATAAAAGTTCATTATAAGAGTATATCAGTTTGAGGAAGATTTGTCAAGGGTATATTTGGTGGTAACGATATATTTTCTTTGTGGATTCACCATGACATTTAACATTCTCATTGTTTTTCTATTTAACAAAACATCTGTATTAAAGTCATCTCTATTATCTAAGCCGAATGTAATTTTACCATAAGAGGAACCAGCAAATTTAAATTCCAACTCAACCAAATATCTTTTATCTTCTCCACCCCCTGTTATAGAAACATAGTCTCCAACTAACTTAGTGGTTATAGTTTTTTCACCATGAGTGAATGTAATTTTTTTACCGTTAATATCTATATCTTCTGCATGAAGAACAGAGTATCTAGCATTACCTGTATCAAACTTTGCAATTAAATCACCAAACGGGTTTACTGTAACAATTTCTTCCCAACCACATTGTGTTGGTACTGAATATCTATTATCTGGATTTGCATAGTGATCAATAACCTGCTTGACTATATTTTTTCCAGTTGCTTCTTCAATACCCTCTGTGCCTGGAGAATGATTTACTTCTAGAATATATGGTGGCTCTGTCTTTGGATTTTTTGAAGGGATAAAATCAACGGCAGTCCAAGAACCATCAATTGCTTTTGAAGCTAGAAGACAATGCTCTACTTCTAATTCTGTTAGTTTGTATTCTTTAACCTTTGCTCCCTGAGAAACATTTGATCTAAAGTCACCTTCTACCACATCTCGTTTCATAGAAGCAATAACTTTACCACCCAAAACAAGAACTCGTATATCTCCATCAGT